AAGAGCGTGATGCTACTGGTAAGATGCAGGGTATCCACAATAAGAATGTAATCTTTGTGGCTGATGAGTTGTCAGAGTTATCCGAGGCTATTACTGAGGTTGCGTTCTTTAACTTGTCTAAGGGTTGCGAACACTTCCAGTTCATAGGTATTTCAAATCCAGCCTCGTATGTTGATGCTTTTGGCAAGTTTGCTAAACCAAAAGAAGGATGGGATTCAATTGATGTAGACGATGAAGAGTGGAAAACGGATCGTGGAGTATGTTTGCACTTTGATGGATTGAAGAATCCTAACATGGTTGCAAGAAAGAAAATTTACTCATGGATGGAGGGGCCAGCAGACTTTGAAAAAATTCCAGAGGACGCTAAAAATACTTCTTCATTCTGGAGGATGTATCGAGGTTTCTGGTGTCCAGCAGGGATTACAGATCAAATTTACTCCGAGGTAGAAATCTTAAATTCAAAGGCTACCGAAAAAGCAATATGGCTGGATAATGACAAAACAAAAGTAGCATTTCTTGATCCTTCGTTTACGAATGGAGGAGATCGAACTGTTCTATACTTTGGGACTGTTGGTAAGCTGGCAGAACCCCATGGATATCGAGGTCTTCAGTATGATGAGTTCCTTGTGTTTAGTGAGGATGTCACAGACAAATCTCTAACAAGATCACAGCAAGTAGTGCAATGGTTCAGAAATGAATGTGTGTCACGGGGAGTTCAACCAAAAAATGCTGGATATGATAAGTCAGGTGCTGGTGGGCCATTGGGAGATTTTATCTCGGTAGCATGGTCAAAAGATGTATATGGGCTTCAGTTTGGTGGGCGAGCATCTGATAATCCAGTTTCAGCCTATGATCCAACGCCATCTCACGAAAGGTATGTTAACTCCGTATCGGAGATTTGGTATTCAGCCAAAGAATATATGAGGACAGGACAGGTTAAAGGAATTGGAGATGAGTTGCTGCGGGAAATGTGCATGAGAAAACTTGATCCAAATGGGGAAAAGAACCTGGCGCTTCGCATCAAAGTTCTGCCTAAGTCTGAAATGAAATCAAGGTTTGGTATCTCACCTGACATTGCTGACGCTGGGATGGGCCTACTGGCTCTCGCAAGGGAAAGATTGAACCTTGATAGCTCTCAAGCAACAAAGGCGTTAAATACGAACAATAAGATAACGAGTGGCGGATGGAAACAAGCGTTTAGTAAATTCCGTTCTATTTACTAATCAAACCTTGCTGTTTATCTCTATGAAAGATAACGGCATCATCGCGGATAATATGATTGTCTCTTGGAAATACATGCTGGCTACATCCTTTTTTTGAGTAGTTTCCATATGTATGTTGAATTAATGGCGTGAAAGAAACTAATGGTTTGATGTGCTTTATCGTCCACCCATCCCATCCATCTGATTTAATACCTGCTGGTATAAGCTTTCTTGCAAGTCCACCATATACTCCAATTCCACCTACAATGTCATGCGGAGGGTTGGTGTCGCTTGATAGCATTATGTGCTTACCAAGTCTTTTATACTCTTTCTCAAGAGCAGTAACCCACCCATCTTTTAGCGGGATGCTATCCGGTTCAAGCCAGATAAACGGCTCATCGCCAATTACGTTAAACGCCTGCTGTAATGCGTGATTGTTTCGCTCTGGGTAGCTCGTAACCTTCTCGTCATTCTGGATAACTTTGACTACAGTTCCGTCTAACTGTTTGCAGTATTGAACAAGCCTATCAACTTCTGCTGTTTGTAATTTTGCCTTAACAATTACCGCTTGCATAAAACCATTTCAATAAATGCCTCAACTCCATTTGATTCCTCAAATGTCTGATCTACATTTGCAGGAACGCTGTAATTATAGTTATTGTCTATCAGCATTACCCTCTTAGCGTAGCAGTATGGAGATAGCATTTCCAAGAATTGATAGATATTCACATGATGCTTTGACGGACTCTGCTCAAATGTAAGACTCCATGTGCTTTTGTGATCTGGATTATAACGAGAAGGCCAGACCCTCCCTTCATACAGAGTCCAGTCAGGGATGGATATGATTGCGTGTCCACCGGAGCGAACAACTCTTAACCACTCAACCATTGCAGCATACGGATCGTGCATATGCTCTAAACATTGCGATGCGTGAAGATAATCAAACTTGTCTGAAAAATATTCGGATATCTTATTTGCGTCACCCTGTTCTTGATCAAATGCAATACAGTTGTCATCCCACACCTTGTCAGGCCCACATCCTACATCTATTCCCTTACCAATAATAATCTGGCTCCAGTTAAAAATACCAAGTTCATCCTCAACCATCCTACGCCGCATCGCTTTGCTTGCTTCATTCATAGTTTTTCAAGCAATTCCTTAACACGCTTAACATCATGCGCGAACCTGTCTGGAATAGCGGTTGGTTGGTTGGTTGTAATTGTTTCATCAACAATTTTATCTTCAATATCTTTTTTACTTCCAGATACTCCATTGTTCCTTGCATGGTTAACAACAACATCGAGTGCATAGCTACTGAATAGCTTTCCATCAATTGTTAGCTTCCATCCACCTTGCGGGGATTCTTGTTTATTCACTGTGGGTTTTGGTCTTTCTATCTTAACCTTAACCCCTGCTATTTCTGTATCAATACTTCCATCGTAGCAAAATGTAGCGTTGTCTCGTTTATAGATACAATCCGGTTGCCACAAGCAAACCTCTTGAATACTTTTGTGTTTTAATCCTTCTGCAACGCAGTTAGCGGAACTTTGGTTTCCGATAAAACAATCAGAGCTATTAATCGCTGTGGCAAGGTGAAGGTAATCGCGGATAATTAACCTATTAACATTTCCGAATCTTTTGCAAAACAATACATATTCGTGATCATGTCCAACGAAAAGCATTTTACTTCCAAGTAACCTGACCAATTCACGCCAAGGGAATAATGAATTTGCATACCTCTCAGTCTTGTTAACAATAATCTTTCCGTTATATTGACTATCTTTGCAAGCGGTTAGCCATGGCATTGAGAAGTCAACTTCCTGCTCTATCCATTTAGCATGATGCAATGCAAGTGGAACTCCCCAAGGCAAACCTTGCTTTCTGAAATCAATGAATGACTTGTCGATTGATTCCTTACCAGCATTGCCAAACTTTTTAATGTATGGTTGGAATTCAATTAGAGGCCCAACTACCTTAACGGCCTTATCATTGTTTTTAATATAGTAGTTTCCTCCGCCAGCAGCCTTTACGGCAGATAGGCTTAATACAATATCTCCAAAATCTCTTTCATGTAAAAAGTTCATTTTCTTATTCTTTTCCAGCAGTGTTCAATTTTATCAAAGTCTTCTTTAATCTCATCAGTTAATCCTTCTCGCTGCACATCAACGGGAACATGAACCGCTGTCTTCAATGAGCAACTGCACACAAGACAAGCCCCAAGGTCTTTGTCTCTCTCTGTTTTTTTGTTACCAATAATGGAACTCATTAGTGTCATAACTGCGCCCATACACGCACCACATGAAAACTGAAGAGTAACATTCATTGGGCAGTCAGCACACACAGAAGCCCTTCTTTCAGCTTCGGCCTGCGTTACAAATGCACTTTTACCGGACAAGGTAGATTGCGCCCATGCTTTCATCATATTCAAGAATGACAAAACTGATGTAAGTGAAAGCCTCCTTCTGTGTATTTTCTTCATACTAATCCTTCCGCATAACCTCCCCCACTTTGTGTTTTGCTTACACATTTCAGAAATAAACTCATCCTCCCATGTTGGCGTAAGGAATATCCCATTAGCCGCACAATGGTTTTTGTATAAGTTACAAATAGACCTATAATCGTAATGATTAAAAACAACTCCGGTTTGAGGAACCTTTATATTCCAGTTGCCAGGAGGTGATGTGGATTTATCAATATATTCGTATTCAATCATTCGTTCCTTGATTTTTTTACTGCGCGAGCAGCCATATCGGAAGCCCCTGGAATTTCAACTCCATCAATTGAATATCCGTTAACATATTTATCAAGCTCTTTAGTATAGTTCTTTGCCTGCATATCTTCAAGCCTCTTTCGATTTTTAAACATCTTGTCAGATACAACCCTCCCATACTCACGGACATATATCTCAAACTCTTTATCCGTTAGCGGCTCCTCAAATTTCTTTTGAGCATTTGTTCTGGTTGGGATTGGTGGGCCATCGCCTTTTTTAAGAACTAATTCATTAAGCTCATTTTCAGGTGTGTTTTTAGGAAACGACATTACAACAGGAGCGCCAAGTTTAAATA